ACTGAATTATCTGTAAGGTTTGGTCGTAAAGCAAAACAACTTATGGATTCTCCAGAATACAAAGAAGTATTTCAAACAAGATTAAAAGAAGATAGTCAGGCTGCTGGTAAATGGGAAACACAACAAGGTGGTGAATATTATGCTGCTGGTGTTGGATCTGCAATTACTGGAAGGGGTGCTGACCTATTAATTATTGATGACCCACATACTGAACAAGATGCTATGAATGCACAAGCGTTAGATAGAACTTACGAGTGGTACACATCTGGTCCACGTCAACGTCTTCAACCTGGTGGAACGATTGTAATTGTAATGACGCGTTGGAATGAAAAAGATTTAGCAGGACGATTAATTAGATCACAAAAAGAACCTAAGGCGGATCAATGGGAAGTAATTGAGTTCCCTGCAATCCTTCCGACTGGTAAGCCCCTGTGGCCTGAATACTGGAACCTGAAGGATTTAGAAGGGGTTCGTGCATCTATTCCTCTTTCAAAATGGAATGCACAGTACATGCAGAATCCAACCGGGGAAGAAGGAGCATTAATCAAACGTGAATGGTGGCAAGATTGGGAAGGCGATCTTCCTCCACTAGAACATGTTATACAATCATATGATACAGCGTTTATGAAAAAGGAAACAGCGGATTACTCTGCAATCACCACTTGGGGAGTATTCACACCAAATGAAGATAGTGGCCAATGTTTAATATTAGTAGATTCATTAAAAGGACGATACGAGTTTCCTGAATTACGTCGTATTGCATTAGATCAGTACGGCTACTGGAATCCGGAGACAGTAATCATTGAAGGAAAAGCTTCAGGGCTTCCATTAACATATGAGTTGCGAAAAGCAGGGATACCTGTTATAAATTACACTCCCTCTAAAGGTAACGATAAACATACGAGGGTAAACAGCGTTTCGCCGTTGTTTGAGTCAGGACGTATATATGCTCCTAAAGAGATGGAGTTCGCACAAGAAGTAATTGAAGAGTGCGCTGCATTTCCATATGGAGACCACGATGATTTGGTGGACTCGATGACTCAGGCAGTGATGAGATTTAGACAAGGTGGATTGATTCAACACCCGGAAGACTACGAGGATGAACCAATGCCACATAAACAGAGGACCTATTATTAATGAGCCCAATACTTAGATTTTTAAACGCACTTAGAAGCCTGACGCAATCAGGTGCAATTAAATCTATTGATGAAGCAATGGACTTTGCAAAAAGAGAATTTGGTCAGGTAAATGATTTACTAAAAAGACAGATCGAACAAGTATTTAAAAGACCTCAAGGTAAAGCACCTAAACCAGGTGAAGGTGGAATTACATCTATTAAAAACGCTCCAAAGAAAAAGGATGAAACGGCTCAGGCCTCAGGGTCCATTATGGATCAAATAGAAGCATCTAAAAATAAAATTGAAGGAGCTAGTAATAGAATCACAGAGATACAAAAAGAGATTGATCAAATGTATAAACCAAAACCTGAGACATCTCCGTTAATGGAGAGATTAGAAAAAGGTGTTGAAACTTTAAAAACTATGAAACAACCTGGAATGGATCCAAGCGTTGGATTAACGAGAACAATTGCTAGATCTATTTTAAATAAAAAAGGAATTGAAGTACCAGAGAGAGTAGATCCAATAGAAGTATTAGCTGAAAACTTTGGTGCTGATGTTTTGATGGATGCAAAGAATGTGGCTGAAGAATTACTTGAGTTACAAAGAATGGGTAAAGGAACTAAAAGTATTGATGAAGTTTTAGAACAGACAGGTATGTTTGATATATCTATTAATAAAAATGCACCTAAAGGAATAAGTCAAGAACAACTTAGACAAATTAAAAAAGAAGTTGATCAAGAAAAAATAATAAAAGATTTTGATCCGACAGATAGAGAACCAAATTCAGAGGGCGGATTAAATACTCTAATGGCTTCTGATGATATGAACGAAAGACTTTTAGAAAAATTATATGAAGATTTTTTAGATCAAGGTTTTTCTCCACAAGAAGCTGCAAAAAAAGCTAGAGAAGCTTTCAGTGAAAGATCTAATGCAGCTATGGGTGGTAGAATGAATTTTAATGTTGGAAGTTTACCAAAAGGTATTCAAGCTTTAGTAAAACTTATTAATAAAAAATTTGGTAAAGGTACGATGAAGACTGCTGACGAAATAGATCCACCTGAAAAAAAACCAGAAATATTAGCTAGAGAATTTGAAGCAAGAGAAAAAGCAAACAAAGAAATGGATGCTATTGTCAAAGATCAGATTGAAGGTGGTTTTATTAGAGACATGGAAAAATCTATGCAAAAAGATATGCAAAGAGAACTAAAAAAACCTGAAAGAGAAATTTTAGATGTACCACCTGTGCCAGAAGGTTTTAAATTAAGTAAAGAAAAACTAATGGCTAAGTTTCCAGAATTAGATGAAGCCTTTGCAGATGAAATGGTAAACATGGATAAAGACACAGCAGGTCGATTAATTAAAATGTTAGAGAACAGAAGATTAGATCCAGAAGCTTACGATAGATTGTTAGCTGAGTTTGGTGATACATTACAATTTCAAAAAGAATTTGATAAAGTTATTAGAAGAAAAAAGAATGCTGAAGGCGGTCTACAATATTTGATGGGAATGTAACATGGAGATCGGAAAATTTAAATTAGCAAAAGCTGATCTCGTAAGACCACCCAATAGACCAAATCAAGAACAGATCATTCCAAAACAAAAACCCTATACTGAAAAAGTATTCAAGCTAGAAGTAGATGACTTTATAAAAGGTTTTATTGGTGGCTTTCCAAAAGATGAAATGCTTTTAAAAATACAAAGTGTTTTAGATAAAGCTGTCGATGCTGGAGCCATAGAACCTCAAGAGGGTATAAAATATTTAAGAGAAAGAAAACAACAGCTCGTAGATTTCGCAAGAGAGAACTATGGTCAAGAGTTACCAGGTATTGAAGATAGAGAAAACTTTGCTGAAGCAGGATCTGCTAAAGTAGATGGTAGAACGACTAGAGGTATAAATGTAGAAAGAAGAAATGTAATTAAAAATATTTTAGAGCAAGACATAGAAGATTTTAATAAAAATAAAAAATTATATTCAAGTCAAAAATATCCTTTAAATTTAGATAAAATTCAAAAACTTGTTAAAGAACAAACTGGAACTTTACCGGATGCTTATCTTATAAATGAATCTTTAGAAAAATTAGATCCAGAAATAAAATCAGATATAGTTAAAGTAGAAAAAGGTGGCACTACAAATTTAACACCAAAAGAAGAAAAATTATTTGCTAATAACTATAATAAGAAAACTATATCACAAATGGCTACTGAGATTACAGGTCTTCCTTATGATAATAAAATAACTAAAGCTAAAAATGCACAGCTATATAGATACTATTTAGCTCAAAAAAAATTAGGAAATATTGAAGAAGTAGTAAAAGGAACTAGACCAAAAGGTTCTACACCTAAAACTGAAAAAGGTTTTGGAGCATATAAAAAAGCACAAAAGGATTTAATGAATTTAGATCCCGATACATATAAAGATCTAACACCTGCTCAAGTTGATGCAAGATTAAAAAAAGCAATACAGTTTTCAAAAGTAAGAGGAGCATTTGATGTTCCCACATCGTTAACTCCAAGCTTTGAACATTTTCAAGGAATTACTCCTGGAACAATTACCCAAGATCCAGATGCTTTAAGAAAAGTAGGTATTAGCACACAAGATTTTAATTTTAATGTTTTAGGTGCTAAAGCAAAAAATAATATTTATAAAACAATTAAAAATGAATTACGAACAGCTAAAGAAGCTGCTAAGTTAGGTGATAATAAAGCAGCTAAAGAATCTTTAAATATTATTAATGAAATATATGATGACATAGCTATAAAATTAAAAACAGTTAAAAGAGATAAATTACCTAAATATAATTTAAGTAAAAATTTAATTAAAGAAACAAACTTAAAAACTGTAGATTTTGATGTAGAAAAAAGATTGGGAAATACAATAGAAAACTATGTAAGATTTGTAGCAGCAGGTCCTAAAAAAGATGTTGCTAAAATTAAACAACCTAATTTAAAAAAAGCTGTGCAATTAGTTAAAAAGGGAGATGACCAAGCAGTTAAAGATTTAATTAGTTCAAGGTTACCCGCAGTAAGATCAGGGGAATTATTTTCTAACCCAATGGCCGATCCATCTATGTTAAAACAATATGGAAAGTATGCATTACAAATTGCAGGCACACCATTAGGTGCAGGAATTTTGACAGCAGGTTTTGGTGTTGATCCAACTTCTGCAATGGATAGATCTGCACTTGCCGCAGAAGCTGCATTTGCTCCAGCACTTGTTAAAGGTGCGAAACAAGCTGCAACAACTCCAGGTATGCAGAGAATTTTAAATTTAGGTCTGTCACCTCAAATGGCAATGCGTGCTGCAAGAATTGCATCACCACTTGGTATTGCATCTTTAGGAGGAGAAGCTTTATACCAATATGGTAAGTTTGCAAAAGATGAAATAGAAAAATTAAAAAACATGGATCCCGATGAAAGAAAAGCTTACAATGAAGCTTTAATGGATGAAGGTGGCTTACTTGAATAAGTATCCAAAGAAACACCTATTACCCCCTGAAGCCGGACCCCTGCCTCAGGGCTTGAATATTAAGTATAATACTGTTACAACAGTCAAACAATCTGGAGAAAAAATAAATGGCCGACATACACAAAGCGCGACTAAAGGAAGTCAGAAAAGAATTGGAAATACCTGGTGAAGAAGAGATTCAAGAACAGGTAGTCGAAGAAGTAACTGAAGAACAACAATCCCCTGATGATGTAGAAGTCACAGAGAATGAAGATGGTTCGGTTGATATTAATTTAGACCCACAAGCTGCATCTCCTGAAGGTGGTGATGAGCATTACGCAAATCTTGCAGACTTTTTACCTGATGATGTATTAGGTAGACTTGCATCTAACTTAACTAATAAATATCAAGAATATGTTTCAAGTAGAAAAGATTGGGAAAAAACCTACACACAAGGGTTAGACCTTTTAGGTTTTAAATACGATAACAGAACAGAACCATTTAGTGGTGCATCAGGTGCAACTCACCCAGTTCTTGCTGAAGCTGTTACACAGTTTCAATCTTTAGCATATAAAGAATTACTTCCAGCAGATGGACCGGTTAGAACACAAGTAATTGGTTTATCTACACCAGAGAAAACACAACAAGCAACACGTGTAAAAGATTTTATGAATTATCAAATCATGGATCAAATGAAAGAATATGAACCTGAGTTTGATTCTATGTTATTTCATTTACCTCTTTCAGGTAGTACATTTAAAAAAGTATACTACGATGAAATGGAACAAAGAGCAGTATCAAAGTTTGTTCCAGCAGATGATTTAATTGTTCCGTACACAGCTACCTCA